GAAGCTAAAAGATTATTGGACGCGAATGAGACTGATCCTTCAGATCCAAGATTCTGCATAGTTACATCTAAGCAAGTTAATGATTTGTTACAAACAACTGAAGTAACAAGCTCTGATTACAACGCAATCAAAGCTTTGGTACAAGGTGAAATTAACACTTTCATGGGCTTCAATTTTGTTAGAACTGAAAGAGTCGACACTGATTCAAATAGCTACAGACGAGTAATTGCTTATGCAAAAAGTGGTCTTCTTTTGGCAGTAGGTGCTGATATTAATGTTGATATCGGTCCTAGAAGAGACAAAAGAAACTCTACCCAAGTATATTGTTCGGCTTCTTTCGGGGCAACTCGAATGGAAGAGGGCAAAGTGTTAGAAATTAAGTGTGAAGAATAATAGGAGATAAAAATGGCTGTTACAACTCAAAAAAGTACAGAGTACACAAACGCTACTGCGACTCCTGTTACTTTGAATGAGGCAAACGTTTATCATGGAAGAGTAAGAATTGCTTACTTTACTCATGACCAAGACGGAGCTGGAGATGCAGGTTCTTCTGTAGCTCTTTGCTCATTGCCTGCAGGAAAAGTAAAAGTGCTTCTTTCACAATCAAAAGCTTATGTTAACTGGACTACTAGTTCAGCTACACTAGACTTAGGTTGGGACGCTTATACTAACATTGACGGGGACGCGGTTGCTGCTGATGCAGATGGTCTTGTAGATGGCTTAGACGTAGATGCAGTAGGGTACCAAACATTAGAAGGTGCTCTTGCTGGAATTAAAGCTACGGGTGGCACACACACTTTTGAAACACAAAGTGGTGTTGTTATCAGAGCTACATCTCCAACGGCTATTGCTGATGGCGACGATCTAGTAGGCTACATTTTATATGTAGTAGACTAATAAACTAAAACTAAGGGGGCTTCGGTCCCCTTAGTCTATAAAAGGAATTATGGCAACAACAAAGATAAACATTGTAAATAGAGCATTAGGATTTTTAGGAGCAGAATTTATATCTTCTTTAACTGAAGATACTAAAGCGGCACGTTTTGCTAATGAACTTTTTGATGATACAAGAGATGCTGTATTTAGAATGCACCCTTGGAATTGTTGCATAAAGAGAACTTCACTCTCAAAAACTTCAAATACCCCTACTTTTTATTTTACAGCTGAATTTCAACTACCAGCTGATTGGTTAAGAATGGTAAGACCTGAAGATGATAGTATTGAATATAAAATTGAGGGAGATAAACTTGTTACAGAAGGAGATACTTTTAAATGTACGTATATATTTAAAAATACAGACGTTGGTACTTATGATCCATTATTAGTTGATGTTTTAGCAATTAAATTAGCATCAGTTTTAGTAATGCCTTTGATGCAGGATTTAAAAAGTTTAGACGCATTAAATACTTTATATATGCAAAAAATGCAAGAAGCACGTAGCGCAGATGCTATGGAGGGAACTCCTGAGGGGCTTGATGCAGATTTTTGGATTGAGGCAAGAACATCTGGAACTAATTTAAGTGATTATAGATGGAATAAATATACGACATAAAATGACATGGCTGATTCATCACCAATTTTTACAAACTTTACTTCAGGAGAACTTAGTCCAAGATTAAACGGTCGTATCGACATGGACAAGTACTATAATGGTGCGTCCACAATTTCAAATTTTGTTGTATTAATGCATGGCGGTCTTACTAAAAGACCAGGTACAAGATTCATAAGAGAAATAAAAACATCATCAGGTTCTAACTCAGGAGCAAGACTTGTTCCTTTTATTTTTTCTAAAACACAAGCGTATGTATTAGAATTTGGGCATAATTATATAAGATTTTATAAAGACGAGGGAATTATAGTTTCAAGTGGAACTACTCCTTATGAAATAGCAACAACTTATACTGCAGCACAACTTGATGAACTAGAATTTGTTCAATCAGCTGATATATTATATATTGTTCATGGTTCTCATGAGCCAGCTAAACTTTCAAGAACAGGTCATACATCATGGACATTAACTGATGTTGATTTTAAAGATGGCCCTTATAATGCAGTAAATGGAACTTCTACGACTTTCTCTTCAAGTGCTACAACAGGTTCTGTTACAATCACAGCAAGCTCGAGTGTCTTTACGGCTAATGATGTTGGAAGATGGATTAGAATGAAAGCTCCTGATGAATGGGGAGCTGCAGAAATTACTGGATATACTTCAGGAACTCAGGTTACTGCTTCTGTGCACGCTGATTTTCCAATTGAAAATGCTAGTACAACTACTAAAGATTGGAGATTAGGAGCTTTTTATATAGGAAATTATCCTACTAAAGCTACTTTTTATGAAGAAAGATTAATTTATGCAAATACAGATTCTCATCCTAATACTGTTTGGGGTTCTGTTTCTGGGGATTTTGATACTTTTAGTCCTTCTGGAGCAGATGCTACAATTGCAGATAGTGATGCTATAACTTTTACTTTATCAAGTGATCAAGTAAATCAAATTACTGGAATGTATGGTGGTAAATATCTTCACTTATTTACTAAGAATGGTACATTTAATATGTCATCTGGATCTGCAACTCAAGGATTATCACCTACCACTGTTCAAGTGATTAATGAAACTAATGATGGTGCTGCTGATAAGAAAGTAATCCCTGCTTCTAAATCAACTTTATATATAGGTAAAAATAAAAAAAGATTAAGAGAATTTGCTTATAATATTGATTATGATTCATATACAAGTCCTGATATGACAGTCCTTTCTGAACACTTAGGATTTGGTAATTTTGAAGAAGCTTATTTTGCTAACTATCCAAACAATGTTGTCTGGGTAAGAAGAGGTGACGGAAAATTATTAGGATTTACTTATTATAGAAATCAAGATGTAACTGCTTGGCATACTCATTCAATTGCTGGAACTTCTTCTGGTTGTACTATTACTGTAACTGATTATGCTAATATAGCTGCAGGAAAAACTTTAAAATTTACAAAGTCAGACGGATCGACTGTTACTTTTACTTCTACAACAGGAACTCCAGGATCAAATGAATTTAAAACAGAAACAAATAATAATACTACAGCAGATAACATATATACTACTATTAATGGTCATGCAGATTTTGTAGTTGCTAACCCTGCTGCAAATGTTGTAACTGTGAGAGAAACAAATCCAAAAGGACCAATGTTAAAAGTTGAATCTACAGACACAGTTAGATTAGCAACAACAAACGCAACTGCTGCAAAAGTAAAAAGTATAGCAACTATTCCAGGAATAAATGATGCTTATGATACAGTTTATATGATTGTTGAAAGAACAATTAATAGTGCTACAAAACAGTATGTTGAATTTTTAGAAGAGGAATATAGGGAAGCTGATGGTCATACTAAAGATGACGCTTTCTTTTTAGATTCTGGTTTATCTTACAGTGGAGGTTCAACAACATCTATTTCTGGATTAGATCATTTAGAAGGTGAAACGGTTACTGTATTAAATAATGGTGCAGTTGAATCTACTAAGACAGTTTCTTCTGGAGCAATTACTTTAAGTACTGCTACTACTAAATGCCATGTAGGACTGCCGTTTACAGCAGAATTAGAATCTGTAAATGTAGAACCAAAAAGTCAATATGGAACAACTCAAGGTAAAAGAGGAAGAATTGATAAATGTATTTTTAGAGTATTTGAAACAGTAGGTTTAAAAGCAGGTCCAACATCTACAAGTGTGGATGTCGTTCCTTTTAGAACAACAACTAGTACAATGTCGGCAACAACGCCAAAAACAGGAGATTATACATTTTTAATGCCAGCAAGTTATACAACAGAGAACAAATTGTATGTTAAATCGGATACGCCTCATCCATGCACAATATCCGCTATAATGATACAAATGTCTACATACGATTAATGCGAGATTTTATAGTTGTTCCTTTTGAAGAGTGGCATTTTGATGTAATAGAATTAGATGGACCAGAGCAAAAGATGATAAAAAATTATGGTAAAAGTTGGGCAGATTTAGTTAAATGCTTTAAATATGTAGGGGCTACCTTTTCTTGGTATCAAGATAAGAAAATTATAGGGATCTGTGGAGTTATGCCACATTGGAATGGAGTCGGGGAAGCATATATGTTTTTATCTCCAGAGTTTAAAAAGAATAAAATTCGTTGTATAAAAGATATAAGATTCTATTTAAAACAGATAGCGGAACAATTTAAGTTTCATAGGGTCCACTGTCACGTTATAAAAGAATTCGATCGAGCGGTTAAGTTTGCAGAGTTTCTTGGTTTTAAAAAAGAAGCAGAACTTAAACAGTTTGGTCCTAACAAAGAGGATTATTTTAAATTGGTGAAATTTTATGAGTCTTAAAGCAATATTAGCAGTTAGTACAGCAATGTCAGCCTATGGTGCATACCAACAAGGCAAAATGCAGAAGGAAATGAATGACTACAATGCCAAGATTGCTATGCAAAACAAAATTATTGCTGGAGAAAAAGCTGAAATTCGAAAAGCAGATATTAAAAGAAGATTAAGAAAAATTCAAGGGTCAACAACTGTTAGCTATGCAAAAGCTGGAGTACATATTGGAGAAGGAACTCCTATTGATATTTCTGCAGAAAATGCTATTTTAGCTAAATGGGATCAATTAAAAATACAATATAATGCAGATTTAGAAGCAAGAGGTTATCAAGTCAAAGCAGATACTGCTACATTTACAGGTGAAGCTGCACTAAGAGCAGCAAAAATGAAAGCAGCTGGTTCATTAATTACTGGCTATGGTCAATATGAATATGGAAAAGAAATAGGATTATTTAAAGCATAATGGTAAAAATTAAAACATACGCAAATTCAGTTAACGGAGTCAACCTTGGAAATCAAGGAAGTGCATCTGGTTTCTCTGGTGGGCAAATTCAAGTGGCTAGTAAATCTCCAGCAAGTGAAGTTGGAAGTGTTCTTAATAAATTATATACAAATCAATCAAAAATAAAAGAAGTTAATAATCGACAAGAAGCTATTTTATGGGTTGGAGAAAATTTTAATACACTTCATAAAAATCATACAGAATGGGAAGAGGAGTTTAAAAAAACTGATGAAACTAAAGGTGGTAAAGGATTTACTACAAAATCATTAGAAAAAATGATGATTTTTGCAGATGAGATGTTATTAAAAGCTCCTAATAAGGATGCAGAAAATTTATGGAAACAAAAAATTAATCAATATAAACTTCAAGTCTTTAATAGTGCAACTCAGCATGAAGCCACTATGCAACTCTTTGAACAGAAAACTCAACTTAGTGAAATTACAAATGGGTTTGCTTTAACTGCTGTTAAGGATCCAGAAAATTTTGATACAATTATAGCTGATTTTGATAAAATTTTAGATGGATTAGATATTAAAGGCACTGAGAAAATTGAGGGTTATACTAATATTTGGAATCAGAAAACATTAGGTACAGAAAAGAAAAGTGGTAAATCATATATTGCGATAACTATGATTCAAGGAGTGATTGATAGCGGAGATAAAACAAGGATTGATCTTGTAAAATCTATGATTGAGTCAGGAAAATTTGATCAAATTATTGAAGCTGATAAGCTTATCTCTTTAAAAAATAAAATTAATGGTGTTAAAAATCAAATTGATGCTGGTGAGAAATTTAATTTTAAAGTTAAAATGGATGATAATATTGCAGCGATGGAAACTAATGGCGAGGTTACACATGATCTAGCTGAAGCTGATATAGAATTTTATACAGGAAAAGGTGGCGTCGCTGAATATAAATATTTAGTAGGAATTGCTCAATCAGTTCATTCAGAACTTTCAAAAGTTTCAATGATGAATGCTAATGAGGCTGATGGTTATATCGCTGAACTTCCTACAGATACAAAGGCAAATATTTTAATTAAAAGTAAAGTAGAGGGACACTTCCAGAACATGGCAAAATTAATGAAGCACGATCCTATTACCTTTACTCAAACTTATAGAAAAGATATTTATGAAAAACTTAATTCAGATAATAATTCAATTAAACAGGATGGAATAGGAGACCTAAAAAATTTACAAAAGCTTTGGGGAATTTTACCTTCTGATATTAGAGTTTTAAGTCTTTCTGAAATTTCTTCATTAACAGAAATGTTTACTAATCCTGCTGTAAATGATGCTCAAAATGTTCAAGCTCTAGTGACGCAACTTAAAGCGGACTATGGGGATTATTTTGATGATGCTATTCAAGATTTAATTCAGCATGGAAAATTAAATGCAAATGTGGCAGCAGCATTAATGTATTCTAATGATATCGATTTTCCTGGTATTCTAATTGCAGCACGTTTAAAAATTGATACTAAGAATCTTGATCAAACTTTAGTAACAGATACAACAAATGAAATTAAAACATTATTTATGCCTGTAAGAGATGCTGTTGTAAGTTCTAATATACAAGCAATTCAAATGGTAGATGGATGGCAAAATTTATTAGAGAAGAAAGCACTCTCATTAATAGCCCAAGATTCTAAATTAACTTATAAAGATGCGGCAGAGAGAGTATTTAAAGAAATGATTACTGATAAATTTCTTATTGGAGAACATTATATAATTCCAAGACAATCTACAAATTATGACGACATCTCAGATCTAACAGCGGCTGCAGATATTTTTGTAACCAAACTAAAAGAACAAAATTTAGAAGTTCTTATGATGGGAGATGCGATTATGGACACTCAAACAGGATGGTTAAGTACTTATCAAAAAAATAATTTAGAAGCAAATGTCCAGTGGAGAAATACAGCTGATGGAACAGGTATTGAATTGGTTTATAATTTTTCTGGTGATACATATCCTGTTAAAAGTACAGGTGATAATTATGATTATGATGCAGGAGGTCCTGTTACTTTAACATGGGAAAATTTAGATGCGATTGCTTCTTATTATAAGACAACTGAAAAAAGAAAAAATGATGATCTTTTAAATGAAGAAAATATAATTATTAAGAGAAGATTTCCGTAATGGCTACGTTAACGTTACCAAAACCTGATGATAATGAATACCTAAAAGATATAGGTATGAATTTTTATAAAGCGACTAATGATACAATTTCAGAAGCTTCCTGGAAAGAAGGGGAAACTTTTAGAATAATGAATTTATCAGATCTAATAGGTGATAATGAAAGTAATTCAATTGCTAAAAGATTTTATGATCAAACAAAAGTTAAACCATCATTTACTGAGCAAGGAGAAACTCTAAGTGTCGGAGGAGAGATAGAATATTTTAATTCTATTACAGGAGAAACAGAACAGAGATCTGGAAATATATTAACAGCTCAACAAGCAAATGATAAATATGGATTAGATGGAAGACTAAATTTTAATAGAGATATTACAGTTGCCGAAGCTCAGATTATGCATGAAAGAAAAATTGCTGAAATGAAATATCAATTTATTATGTCACAAGCTGAAGGAGCTTTACAAAAATATTGGCATGGAATGGGAACAACTGCAGTATCTGCTATGATGGACCCAGTCAATATTGCTACATTATTCTTTACTTTTGGAACAGGGACGGCTGCTAATTTTATGAGAGTTATAAGTCAATCTGGATTAAATATGGCAAGACTTAGAAGAGGTTTAAAAGTTGGAGCTATTTGGACAACTGCTTTTGAAGTTCCTGCATATATGCAGAAAAAGCATGAACAAGCAGACTATACTATTCTTCAATCATTTTATAACGTTCTTGCTGGAACTGCATTAGGTGGCGGTCTTCATGTAATTGGAGGTAAGGGTGCAGATTGGTTACAAGGAGTTTCTATGAAGCGTCATAAGGCTGCAATTGATTTAGCAGTTAACCAAATTAGTCATGATAAGGATGTAAATGTTGATGTTCTTTTAAAAGCAGTTAGAGATGTTTCTAAAAAGAAAAATATTCCTGATGGTAAATTAGCTCATGAAATTGACGGAGCAGATTTACAAAGAGCATATAATAAAAGAATTGGATATAAACCTCCTTTATTAGAATATAAACCTAGTAAAGATGATGAAGGTGTTACTGTCGGAGAAAGAGAAAATCCTCCTCTTGATTTTGAAAATTTAAACGGTGCTCCTTTAAAAGAAGAAGACTTTCAAATTACAGGAGAAAAATTAGGTTCTAATGATGGTAATGTTGCTGTGCATACAGCATCAGGTGATAAGTTCTATATTAAAAAACCAGCTAATAAAGATTGGGCAATTAGTGAAATGATTGCGTCGCATATTTTAAGAAGAATTTTAGGTGAAAGAGCACCTCTTGTTAGACCATTATTTAAAAATGGAGAATTCGTAGGAATTGCTTCTAAATGGAAAGAAGGAAAACCTTTAACAATGGAAGAAGTTAAAAAAGTAAGTGAAAATAATCCACAAGCATTTAAAAACTTTATGGAAACATCAATGGTGCATGCATGGTTAGGAAATAGAGATTTTGCAGCTCCTGGAAATTTAATTATTGATGTAAATGGCAATATTCATTCTATTGATATGGGCGGTTCGTTAAAATTTAGATCAATGGGCGAAATGAAAACAGACTGGGCTCCAGATAGAATTAATGAGATAATTGATTTTCTTGGTGGAAAAAATCCTGATATTTCTAAACACCTTGTTAATATGCAAGTAGAACATTTAGAAAATGCAATTAGAAAAATATTTCAAATTTCTAATGAAGAGATTGAAGGGATAGTAAGAGCAAATGAAGGCTTAGGAAACTTTAATAAAACAGAAGCTAATGATATTATTTTTATGTTAATTAATAGAAGAGATGAATTAGCTAGACAAAATATTGCTTCTCAATTAAAAGAACAGTATGGAAAATTAGATGTTAAAGCAGTTCCTAAAGATATTAATGATAGATTAATTAAAGATGATACTCTTCAATTAAAAGTTGATAAACTTGCACAATCAGAATATGGAAATTTAAAAAATAATAAAGTTAAATATAAAGTCTTTTATTCTCATAAAGCCGCTTATGAATATATTTTAAAACAAAGAGATCAACTTAAAAAAATATTAACTAATAATGAGGTAGATGCATTAATGACGTGGGCTAAATCAAGTAGTCATCTTCGTTTATATGCTCATGCAATTGCTACTAATCAAGACCCAATTAAAGTATTTAATGCCGCTGGTGACTCTGGTCCTGGTCTGCCTAATATTATAAAAACTATTAAAAAAAGATATAACGCTTTATTAAGTGCTATAAGTAAAGTTAAGACCGCTGATAATTTTACTGTTTATTCAGGAAGAATGGCTAATCAACTTCAAGGACTTGAAGGTTTAAAATATGGACCTCAAACAGCTGCCGAAGCTAAATTATTAGTTGGAAAAGTTATAGAAGTTCCTTCATTTTTAAATGGCTCATTATTACATAATAAAGCTAAGGGATTTGCGATAGCTGCAGAACGTCCTGTATTAATTAGATTACATGTTCCTAAAGGAAGTAATATGACTTTTGTAGATAAAGGATTTAAAAACTCAAAAGGTTTTGGAGAAGCAGAATTTCTTATGCCTCCTGGAACTAAATTTAAAATTAGAAGAGCTTATTTTAAATATGGTCATGGGCAAGATGATATATTATATATTGACGCTCAAGTTATAGCAAAAGATCCATTAGGAGTTCAGAACATTGATGATATTATTAAAAACTCTTTAGCTTATTTTAAAAATAAGCATGGCACTGTAACTGCTGATGTAGAACTTGATCCAAAAATAAGAGCATTAAATGCAAGAGAAAAAGTTCAAAAAATAGAATCAGATGTTCATTCTAAAGAATTTACTCAAGTTAAAAAAGAAATAGATGATTTAACTGACGAGATTGTTTCAACTAATGAAAAAAGACTTCTTGACGAAGTGAATGATGTAAATACAAAATTTAATGAAGATATGAAAAAAACTAATTTAATAAAGAAAGCACTTAAAGCTTCATTGAATTGTTTAATAGGTAAAAAATAATGGCTGGATATAGAGATTGTATAGGAATATTTAATACGGCTTTAGGTAAATCATTTAATGAATTAAGTGAATCTGAAAAAACAAAAGTATTAGATACAATAGGAAAAAAGATTGATAAAGAAAAGAAAATAGTTAAGGAAGCAGATCTTGAAAATAAAATTAAACAATTTTTAAGTAATGAATCTACTAAAGAAGAAGTACGATTAGCGATAGAACAAAGAGAAAGATTATTGAATATACAAGCAACAGAACGTATTCTCTCTCATTTAGGAAACTTTAAAGATAGAGCATTAGGACTAAGATCATTAATTGTAGGAACTGTAAGACTTGCTCGTGGAGCTAGAAAATCAGTAGACGCAGTAGGAAAATATCATTCTACTAAATATATTACTTCAATGATTAAGAAAATGGAAGAAGAAAATGTCTTTGAAGAATTTGTTTCAGGTAAAGTTGATGATGCAATAGCAGCAGAGCTTTTTGAAATGAAACCTGGAGGAAAATCTGGGACATCAGGAAACCCTACAGCGGAGAAGATTGCAAGGATTATATTTCAATTACAAGATCATTCTATTGATGCTTTAAATCGTCATGGAGCGTGGATAAGAAAATTACCTGAATATATTATGAGACAGACACACAACCCTGTTCTTATGAGAAGACAAGGATTTGAAGCTTGGTTTAAAAGGATTCAAGAGACTGTTGATATGGAAAGAACTTTAGAGGGTGTAGATCCTGCTAAAACAAATGAATTTTGGAGAACGGTTTATGAAGGATTACTTACTGGAGTTCATTTAAAACACGAAGGAGCTGATTTTGCTGATGATATAGTGAAAGGATTTACAGGCCCAAGTAACCTAGCTAAGAGAATGAGTAGTGCCCATAGATTAATCCATTTTAAAGATGCCGCGTCATTTATGTCTTATAACAGAGCTTTTGGTTCTAAAAGTTTAAGAGAAACAATTATTCTTGGATTAGAGCATGCTGGAAGAAATAGAGGTTTATTAGAAATGTTAGGGCCGAATCCTAAAGCTATGTTGAAAAAGATTATAGATATGGAACTAAGAAAAGCTAAAGCTGAGGGTAATATTAAACAAATAACAGAATTTAATAAGTATGCAACAAACGAGAATAATTTACTTTGGTGGGGTTTTAAAGAAGTAGATGGGACAACAAGAATTCCAGGAAATGTAACAGCTGCACATTGGTCTTCTACAATAAGAAATATAAAAAATATGGCTAAATTAGGGATGGCAACTATTTCGTCGTTAACTGACATGCCTAACCAAGTAGCAGAATTAAAATACCAGGGTATAAATAGATTTAAAGGTTACTCTATTGCGTTTGAAAATATTATGAAGGGAAGAGGAGCGAAAGGATCTGATAGAAGAAAAGTAGCACAAATGCTAGCTGTTGGTATGGATGGAATTATTGGTAATACATTATCTAGATTTAGTGCAAATGATTTAACTCCAGGGATGTTTGCAAAAGCACAACAATCTTATTTTAAATTAAACTTATTAGCTCCTTGGACTGATGCTCATAGAGTTGGTGCAACTTATATGATGGCTAAAAGATTAGGAGAACAGGCTAATAGAACCTTTGATAAACTTGATCCTGAAACTCAGAGAATATTACAGATGTATGATATTGGAGCTAGAGAATGGGATATTGTGGTAAGCAAAGCTAAGTATAAAGGTGAAGATGGAAATACATTTATTGTGACGGATGCTTTAGAAGCTTTAGATGATGCAACAATATTAGCATATTTAAAAGCAAAAGAACCACTTCTTAAAAAACATAGCGCAAGTAAGATTTCAAGAACTAAGGATAGATTAGTCTCGGCTCTCGGTGCCTATTATGTGGATAGAGCAGATTTTGCTGTTCCTATGCCATCCGCAGCTGAAAGAGCCATTATGAATATGGGAACACAAGACGGAACTCCTTTAGGAATTGCTGCAAGATTAATAACGCAGTTTAAATCATTTCCTATTACGGTACTACATAAATCTCTTGGAAGAGAAATATATGGATATGGCGCAGAAACATTAACTGAAGGACTAGTTAAAGGAAAAGGTTCATTAACGGGCATGGCTCATTTTATTGCAGGTACATCATTATTAGGTTATTTATCACTTTATTTAAAAGATATAGCAAGAGGTAAGGAACCAAGACATTTTACTGATGATGTTTCTCACAATGCTGCCATAATTGCTGCTGCGATGGCGCAAGGTGGAGGATTAGGATTATACGGGGACTTCTTATTTGGACAATTTAATAGATTTGGTAGATCAGCTTTAGCTACTTTAATGGGTCCAACAATAGGAGAATTTGATGACTTTATTGATGTATTTCAAGCATTAAAAACAGGAGAAGATCCGTTTGCTAAGATGGCAAAGATCATTCAAGGTAATACCCCATTCATTAATCTTTTTTATTTACGAATAGCACTAGACTATTTAATACTATATAACATACAAGAATGGCAAAACCCTGGGTATTTAAAACGGTTAGAACGGAAGATGCAAAAAGACTACGATCAAAGGTTTTATATTCCACCAAGTCGCGTTATAAAGAGAGGTGGTGATGGAAATTTACCTAGGATTATAAGTAATATGATAGGAGAAGTAACTAGATGACGGTATCGAATCAAAATAGTTATATAAGTTATACAGGAAACGGATCAACAGCTGCGTACTCTTGGCCATTTAAACTATATGAAGCTGGCGATTTAAAAGTATATACTGTAGTTACTGCAACTGGTACATCAGCATTACAAACATCAGGCGGTGGTGGAACTTATGATTATACTATAGCTTACGACGCAGTCTCAGAAGCTTGGACAGTAACTTTAAATAACAATTTACCAGCAACTCATAAACTCTATTTAACTAGGGTAATGGACTTAGAGCAGACTGTAGACTACATCGAAGGAGACGCTTTTCCAGCTACTGCTCATGAAGACGCTTTAGATAAACTTGTATTAACTCAACAACAGCAGCAAGAACAATTAAACAGAGCATTTAAACTAGACCAAGTTAATACAGGAACTGCTGTCGATATATCAGCAATTGTTGCTAATAGAGCAGGAAGAGTTTTAGGATTTGATCCTTCAGGAAACTTAATAGCTACTCAAGAAATTGGATCGTATGTAGGAAACTGGGCGGCGTCGACAGCTTATGACGCTAGAACTCTAGTTAAAGATACATCTACAAATAACATATTTTTGTGTAATACAGCACACACATCGTCAGGTGCACAGCCACTTACAACGAATACAGATTCAGCTAAGTGGGATTTAATAGTAGATGCAGCAAGCGCTACAACTTCTCAAACAGCGGCAGCAGCAAGCGCAACAGCGGCAGCGTCATCTCAGACAGCAGCAGCTTCAAGCGCAACAGCGGCAGCGTCATCTCAAACAGCAGCAGCTTCAAGTGCAACTTCTGCGTCTTCTTCAGCTACTACAGCTACAACACAAGCTGGAATTGCTACTACAAAAGCAAGTGAAGCGGCTACATCTGCTACAAATGCGGCAACATCAGAAACTAATGCGGCGGCATCTGCAACATCTGCGGCGGCATCTGCGGGAGGTGGAGCAGTAAAAGTTACAAGTAGTGATACAACACCATCAACTTTAGATGTAAAAGTTTTAGTTGCTGGGGGTATGACAAAAGCTGTTAATAATGCAGGAGGTAATGAAACACTTACTTTAACAGCACAAGCGGCTGAAATGTACGGATTTCAGTTAGTAGACCTCGATTCTGACGGAATAGCCGAAACGTTAAGAGTAACAACAACAAATAATGGAGCAGATTCTATTAGTTCATCCGTTTATGCAGCTTTTGAAGATGTAATATATGGTGCTTCTGGTATGACATGGAGTTTAACTGCTGCGGGAGAATTAAGGGTAACAATATAATTTACAAACTAGTATAAATATAATAATATAGGATAATTATGGCAACAGTAGATTTAGGCAAAATTTCATATACGCAAAAAGGTACTTACGCAGGTGGTACTACTTATGCAGTTAAAGATGTAGTACAATATACAGATCAAAATGAAACTTCATCTTTTGTAAAGATTGGTTCAAGTGCGGCTGGACAAGCTCCACAAACAAATGGAACTGTAAACTCGGCTCATTGGGCTATCTTTGCAAAAGGTACTTCTTTAGCAACTCCAAATCAAGGAACTTATGCTGGAGGAACTACTTATAAAAAAGGAGATATAGTACAACAAACAGATAGTGGTGTAGTATCAACTTTTTTATTTATTAATAACACACCAACTGCCGGACAAACTCCATCAACAAGTGGAACAGTTAATACAACATATTGGCAACTTGTTGCTAAAGGTACTTCTTCTGTAGGTTTAGCTTTGCAATCAGTACATACAGCGGCAACATTAACAGCAACTGCTGGAAATATTTATCCTATTGACACAACTTCTAATACAGTAACAGTAACTACACCTGCATCTCCAAGTGCTGGAGATGAAATAGTATTTTTTGATTATGCAAGTAATTTTGCTACAAATGCTTTAACAATAGATACAGGGTCTGTTAAATTAGAGGGACAAACTGCTGAAGATGGCGTTTGTAATATTGCTAAACAAGTTGTGCATTTAATTTATGTAGATGCAACAAAAGGTTGGTTGCCATTACAATCGCAAGGAGAAAGAAATATTACATTACCCCCAAGAGGACAAACTTCTTATACAACTCCTGGATCATATACATTTACAATACCATCTGCTGTAGCTAGTGTAGCTGTTGTTTGTGTTGGTGCTGGAGGTGGAAATTCAAATGGAAATTCTGGAGGTGCTGGAGGCGGCGGTGCTTTATCTTATAGAAATGCAATTAGTGTAACTGCTGGACAAACTGCGTCAATAGTAGTAGGTGCTGGAAAATCGCAAGGTAATGGAGCTGGAGGTTCATCATCATTTACTTATGGTGGAACAGCGACAACTGCTGGAGGAGGAGGAGCTGGAACAACATCTGCTCCATCTGCGTCTGGTGGTGCTGGAGGTACAGGTTCTGGTACAAGCACAGCAACTTATGCTGGTGGTGCTGGAGGTGGAGATACTAGTAATTATGGAGGCCCTGGTGGTGGTGGTGCTGGAGGATATTCTGGTGCTGGTGGTGCTGGTGCAAGTAAATCTAGTGCTGCAGCTGTTAATGGATCAAATGGTTCTGGTGGTTCTGGAGGCGGCGGTGGTTCTGGTGGACAAACCGAGGCTGGAGGCGGCGGAGGCGGCGGAGTAGGAATACTCGGCGAAGGTGCTTCTGGTACAGGTGGTCAAGGTTATGCAGCTGGTACAACAAATCCTGGAGCTGGAGGAACAGGTGGTTCTGGAGGAACAGATGGAAGTCCTGGAGAACCTGGAGGTTCACCTGGCCCTGTATATTCATCTGGAGGAAATGGAGGTGCTTATGGTGGAGGTGCTGGTGGCCCACAAGGAGGTGGAACACAAGCTGTATCTGCTGGTGGTGCTGTAAGAATAATATGGGGAAAAACAGATGCTGGAGTAGTAAGAGCATTCCCAACAACAGGAACAACAGATTTAACAAGTTAATATGGAATATTTTTATAAAAAATTAGAAGATGGAATACCAACAGGTAATTTAGAAATTAGAGATAATCTTAAATATATTTATCCTAATATAGATTTAAACAATGCAGAAGATTTAGCTGAAATAGGTTATTGTAAATATCAACACACACCAGAACCTACTGATAATCATAATGCTACAAAAAAATATGTCAGTAGTGATGTTGAAATATCAGATGGTGTTTGGAAAAATACTTGGTCTTTAGAAGATGTTGATTTAACTGCTGAACAAATAGAAAAAAATAACGAAGTCGGATTTAGAATATTAAGAGCAGATAGAGATTTTTATTTAAGAAGAACAGATCATTGGGGATTAGAAGATACACCGGAAATGACCGATGAAATGAAAGCATACAGACAAGCATTAAGAGATTTACCTTCAAATACTATTGATCCTTGGAATATTGAATGGCCATCTGATCCTACTGATCCAGATGGTACTAAATATTAGTGCAAGTACCCCATAATTATTATTATTATATTAAAGCAATTTCCAAAGAAATTTGTGAAAAGATTGTGGCTATTGGTAGAAATAAAATTCTTAATCCAGGTACTGTTTTAGAACCTGGTGGTAAAAAAATAATAGATAAAAATTTAAGAGATTGTAAAGTAATCTGGATTAATGAGCCTTGGATATACGAGTTATTAAATCCTTATATAAGTGAAGCTAATGAAAAAGCTGGTTGGAATTTTGATATTGATTGGAACCAAGATATGCAATATGCTAGTTATAATAAAGGTCATTATTTTGGATGGCATTCAGATCAAGGAGCAACTGTATATGATACTGATAACAAAAATTTAAAAGGTAAGACTAGAAAAATATCATTAACTTTACAACTTACTGATCCTAATAATTATGAGGGGGGAAATCTTGAGCTTAAATGGTTTGGTAGAAAAGGTGTTGAAAAAATAGAAACTATTAAAGATGGGAGAGAATTAGGAACTATAATTATATTTCCATCTTTTATCTGGCATCGAGTTACACCAATAACAAAAGGTAAAAGAGAAAGTTTAGTTAATTGGTCTATTGGTTATCCTTTTAAATAACGGATTAAATAAAATGTTTACACTAGTTATAAATCTGTTTAAAATGTCGTCCTATGAAAGAAATTCAAGATTTAAAAATAGAAATTACTGAAGTTAAAGGCGACATAAAGCTTGTTAATCAAGAGTTAGATTCAATTAAAAATAATCACCTGACTCATATT